TTTTGTGATTTCGAATGTTGTCGTAGTTGCTGTCAGAAGTACTTGTTGAGCGTGGTCGAGGACGCGCACTGCATGGGGTGTAAGACTCGGTGGACCCGCGACTTCGTGGACAGTTGGTGTACGTTAAAGTTCAGGAACACCGACTTTAGGAAACACAGGGAGTTGGTCTTGTTCGAGCGAGAGAAGGCGTTGTTCCCGGACACGCAGCCCCAGGTCGAACGCATCCTTCGCATGCGCGACGTGCGAGAAATCATACGGGACCTGCGTTCGGAAGTCATCCGTCTGTTGCACGCCTACAACATCCCCATCCCCGTAGTAGATGACGAACACTTCGACGCTCACCCTGACCTTAGAGAGATGCACACGGCGTACACGGATGCCCTCATAGAGTACGAAGAGTTGCGCACCGGTGGATTGGTGGTGAACCCCGAGGAGCGGAGATTCATACGAAAGTGTCCCAACGGGGAGTGTCGTGGGTTCATGGACGAGGACTGGTATTGTGGGTTGTGTCGTCAGAACTACTGCGATAGGTGCAACGGGACGATGTCTGGGAGTGAGCACGTGTGCGACCCCGACGCGGTGCGTACGATGGAACTCATCAACAAAGATACGAAACCGTGTCCCAAGTGTGGGGAGATGATTCAGAAAACATCGGGGTGTTCACAGATGTGGTGCACGTTGTGCGAGACCGCCTTTGATTGGCGCACGGGCATCATATGTGTGGGCAAAATCCACAATCCCCACTACTTGGAGTTCAAGAGGAAGACGAGCACGCTGAACCGCGAGCACGGGGACATTCCGTGCGGTGGTTTGCCCACGTATCAGGAGATTAGAGACCACGAGGAACCGTCGTGCACGGAACTGCTCAGTGTGCGTCTGAGCCTGTTGCGCGTAGAGGGTGAACTCCGCTGGCGGTGGCTCGTGCGTGAAGACAACATGTATCTGAGGGTGCAGTACATGCTTCACGAGATTGACGAGCTCGAGTTTAAAAAAGAGTTGCAGCGTCGAGACAAACAAAACGCCAAGGCGAGGGACGTGTCCCAACTCTTCCAGATGTTTTTGGACACGTCGAGTGATGAACTGCGCCAGTACGTCCTCGGAAAGCCGAGGGGTGAGGTCTTGGAAAACATCCGAGCACTCACGGAGTACACGAACGATGTCATACGAACCATACACGACAGGTACAAGTGTGTGACTCCCTATTTTATAGAAAAATTCTGAGTGTAATGTAAGATGCTCCTCCTGTTGGCACTCATCATCATCGTGTGGTTTCTCATACCCACGTACCAGCGACCCGTGAAAATACCGGGAGTCCTCACCGAAGAGGAGTGCGCGCACATCAAACGCGCCGCCTTACCCAGGCTGCATCCGTCCACCGTCGGGGGGAAACACCAGGTGAACACGCACATCAGACAGAGCGAGACGGCGTGGCTCGGAAGGCAGGACCCGGTGGTGCGTAAACTGATGGACCGGTGTCTCCAATACGTGGACCGACCCGCGGAAAACTGCGAACAACTCCAGGTCCTCCGCTACAGACCCGGTGGGTTCTATAAGCCCCATTACGACTGCTTTAAAGATGGGGACAACCCACGCATGTACACATTCATCATCGCCCTGAACGAGGAGTACGAGGGCGGGGCCACGGCGTTCCCAAACATCAAGCAGGAGTACCGACTGCGCACGGGCGACTGTCTCCTGTTCGAGAACCTCGACAACTACGAGTTCATGACGAGCAAGGCGTGGCACGGGGGCAAACCAGTGACCAAGGGGGAGAAGTGGGTGTGCAACCTCTGGGTCCACAAATACCCTTTTAAGGGGTAGGCGCGTTCATTTAATGAAATGTGAGATGGAAGAAATTAGAAAAGCCCACAATCTCTTTAAAAGGGAAATAATACAGGCTGTGTGTCAGGCTGATGGTTTACAAGTCCTCGACGTCGGGTGTGGGTACGGCGGGGACTTGCAAAAGTGGAAACACGTGGGCGCGCACGTGAGCATGTGCGACCCGAGCGAGGAGGCCCTCGAGGAGGCGAAGACCAGGGCGAAGGGTTTGAAGATGCACGTCAATTTCTACTCAGGGGACATCGCGGCGTGTCCAAACAGGAAGTACGACGTCCTCTGTTATAACTTTAGCCTCCACTATATCTTTGCTTCTTCGGACCTGTTCTACCGAAGCATCAAAGAGATACGGAAACGCATGAAACCCGGGGGCACCCTGGCGGGGATCATCCCAGACAGTGAGTCCATCATCATGCGCACGCCCATGCAAGATGCGTTGGGGAACTTTTTCATCATGAAGGAGTCCCCTCAAGGTGGGTTCGGGGAGAAGCTGTTCGTGAACCTGGTGGACACTCCGTACTACGAGGACGGGGCGAAGAGTGAACCGGTGGCGTACAAAGACCGTTTGGTGACGGTGCTCGAACAGCACGGGTTCCACCTCGTGTACTGGGGCCCACTCACAGGGCACAGGGTTTCTCAGATGTACTCTAAATTTATCTTTGCATATAGAAAATGAGGGTCTGGCCGTGGCTCCTCCTCATCCTCGTGAACGTGTACCTGTACCTGAACACACGTGAACCCGAAAAAGTCAAAAAGGTGCGTGAGAAGTACACGACCCTTCGCGAAGCCTTGGTGCGCGAGTCAAAGTTCCCAGAGTTGCACGAACCCATGCCCTTGACCGCGTACTACCGCACGTGGGATGGGGCCCTGGGGTACAACGTGAACAAAGGGTTCGAGTTGGGGTTGTGCATCGACGGCGAGGTCAACGAGGTGTTTCACATCCTCCTCCACGAGCTGGCCCACTGCACGGTGCGGGAGTACGACCACAGCGAGGCGTACTGGAAAAATTACATCGAACTCAGAGACTTGGCGGTGTCCCTCGGGATTTATGAGAAGATTCCGGAAAAGACACCGTTCTGTGGTAAAGAAGTCCAGGACAAATAATAATAAAATGTAATTCTATAGTAAGTTAAACATGTCTACGCCTCCGAACGATTTGTACATGGCGGTGGCCTACTGGCTGGCCGTGTTCTACACGACCCTCCTCCCCGTCGTGGTCGAGAACTACCCCGCGCGACTCATCCTCATCACGCTCATCGTCCCGAACCTGATGCGTCTGGTCGTCAACCGCCTGCCACGTCTCGCAGTGGACAGGAGCTTCTTCTTCACGTCGACCGCCCTCGCGTTGATTCTCACCTACGCGTTGCACTCGTCGTTCAAGAACTTGAAGGAGGATTTCAATAAGTTTGGAAAGGACGTCAAGAAGACACTTGAAGTGAGTGGCTTATTGACGGCTACTTTCGTCGCCGGGGCGTTGCTGACCTATTACATCGGTCTCGACCGTTCCATCTACAGCAACTTGAACTGGGAGTGAATGACTTAAATGTAGTTCTTCCCAAAGTAGAAAAGAACCGCGGCAACCGCGCCCGTGGCCGCGAGGCCCACAGCGCTTCTGCTCCCTTGTTCGTTAAGGAACTTGGGAACAGAGGTCACCAACTTGTCTTGCACCGGCTTGCTCACGGCAGCGGCCGCGCACGCCGCCACCAAGAGAGCGGTCATTTGGTCGTCAGAGAGACCCATCGGGTTTTGCTTCTCCGGAACCTGTTGCTGCTGCTGTTGCTGCTGCATGGCGAAGGAGGCGGCCGTGGGCGCCCCCGGTTGCGGGGCCACCATCTGCGGCATGACACCTTGCATCCTGGGGTCAGCGGGTTGAACCATTTCCGGTTCCATGATTTCGGAGATGGGCGTCGAGTCCATATGTTGTTGACGGACATTTTTTTCACCCATGACGAACGCCGTGCTCACGGGCTCGCGCGCGTCTGATTGAGGCTGCAGCTGTGGCTGCGGCTGCGGCTGTGGCTGCGGCTGCGGCTGCGGCTGCGCCGGTGGGTGCAGGGGAACCATGCCATCACCGGAATCACTCAGATTGTACGTCACCACGTCGTCTGACATATTACTGTATCAGCTCATTTCTTTTTAGTCACTGTGAGCGCAGTCTTCTTCGTCATCTTCTTCGGGTCCCCCTGGCGGTCTTGCATGTGTTTGGGGTTGTACATCTTCTTGTGCGCCGCCCACAGTTCAGGGGCTCCGACTCTAAAATTCTTCCTGATGTTCGCTTTGTACCAGAAGACACAATCCGTAATCTTGTTGGATTTCACCGTGTTGTCCAATACCAGACACTCGTAGTTCTCTGTACACGCGTCCATGACCTTGTTGAACATGTCGAAAGATGGGAAGATTCCAAAGAATGATTTATAGAGCTTTTCCCTGTTCTGTATGATGTTCTCTCTCAAAATAAAAACATAGTCTACGTTTGCTCTCAATGCAGGGGGTAGGTCCATACAGTATTGCATCGTCAACATGAAGAAGATTTTCCAGTGTCTTCCATTCATGAAACACTGTCTGATGCACGTGTCCTTGAGAAACTTGTTGTCGTACATGCAATCGTCCAAGAGGAGGAAACATCCGCAGTTTTGTTTCCCTGCGCTCACCAACTTTCGTTGACGTTCGATGGCCCGCTCGATGGCTTCTTTATCGTAGTCTCCGTAGATGAAAAGGTCTGGGACGTGTTTGCTGTAGTAGTGGTTCCCCTCCTCCGTCCCGGAGAGGACGATGCCCGCTGGGAGGTGTTTCTTGTAGTACAAAATGTCCGCGACGAGGGTCGACTTCCCCGTGCCTCTCTTACCCACGAAGACGCACACTTTGTCGTCGCCCATCGTTTCGGGTTTGAACTTCCGCAACTGGAGATTCATATCTACTACTGTGCACATTTTTTGTTTCTCAAATTTTTACTCACCTTATAATAGAGATGTCATTGAAACTCGCGGCGACGGGGTTGGCGGACACGTGGTGCACAGGACAGCCCACGTTTTCGCATTTCCTGATGAATTTCAAGAGACACACAAAGTTCGCCCAAGAACGCCTGGAGACCCCGTTCGATGGGAAAGCCAACTTCGGGGAAGAGGTGTCCTGTCGAATTCCCAGAAACAAAGGAGACCTCATACGCAACATGACCCTGAAGATTACACTGAGCGACCCCTTACCCGACGGCGTCGCCGGGAACGACGTGTACTACCCACCCTCCGTGTGCACGCACTTGGTGGAGTGGGCCGACCTCATCATCGGTGGACAGACCATCCAACGCATCACCGGTGAGTACATATACATGCGACAGCAGTTGTACAACAACGACGACGACGTGAAACAAGGCGTGTACTTCCTCACGGGACACGGGGATTTCTTGAGGTACCAAGGAAATAACACATATTTCCTCGACCTCCCTTTTTATAATTACAGAAACCCAGCGTTGGCCATTCCAGTGTGTGCCCTGTTGAAACAGGACGTCGAGGTGCGTGTGAAGTTTCGACCGTTGTCCCAGATGGTGTTCCTCGGCGCCCCCACGGGGACGACCGCGAACATCGTCAACCTGTCTTTGGACACGGATTTCGTGTTCATCACCCAAGACGAACGGAGTTTCTTACAGACGCGTCCCGTGGAGTACGTGATAACACAACTCCAGCTCTCCCAGTTCGAGATGAAGGAGGGGGAAACCAAAAAATCCGTCATGGTGAACTTTAAACACCCCGTGAAGACGATGTACTTTGTGTCCCAGAATGAAAACGCGGTGGCGCAAAACATCCCAACAAACTTTAACAACCTCTCCCAGGTCGAACTCCGGTTCAACGATAAGGTTGTCTTCAAACAAGGCACGAAGTTTCTCCAATACGAGCAGCCACTCAAGGGCCACGTGAACTCCCCGGTGCCGCAAGACACGACGACCAAGTATTTCGACAGGGGCACGGGGACCCTCCAAGACTACGTCGTGCGCTCACCGTTCGGGATGTACTCGTGGTCCCTCTACCCAGAGCGGTACTATCCCACAGGACAGGTGAACATGTCCCGCATCATTCACAAACTCCTCACGGTGGAAATATCCCCACTGTACGTCTCCGGCAAGAACGCGGTACGCGTGTACGCCGAGAATTACAACGTCTTGCGCATCGAACATGGGTTGGCAGGCCTAAGGTTTTAATCTACCCATACTAATAGGAATGGCTGGACGAATTCAATTGGCCACCACAGGGCCTCAGGACCGGTTTTTCACGATGAATCCAGAGTACACCCACTTTAAAGAAAACTTCCGGAAACATTCCAATTTCAGCACGGAGTTCGTGGACGTCGAGGCGGACCAGGTGGTGGACTTCGGGAAAACCTTTCGGTTCAGCATCCCGAACAACGCCGGAGACCTCATACGCACCGTGAGTTTCAAGATGACCCTCCCTGGTTTAAATGAGACCAACGTGGGGTACATAGAATCCGTGGGCCACGCCATCATCGACCACGTCGACCTTCTCGTCGGGGGGCAGATGGTGCAGAGAGTGTCCTCCGACTGGTTGGAAATCCACGGCGAACACTACTACACGCAGACCAAACAGAACGCCCTGTTCCAACTCACGGGTAAGTACCCCGTGCGCTCGGCGGGGATACGCTCGAACAGCGCCAGTGTGTTGGGCTACCTCGGGACGTCCACCAACGACGTCGACTTCTACGTCGACATCCCGTTCTATTTTCACAGAGAACCCACTCTGGCGTTCCCCCTCTGTGCCGTGTGCGACCAGCAGGAGGTGGAGGTGGAGGTGACACTGCGCGACGTGGCCGACCTCGTGGTCGACGTCACCGATGGAAGTCTCCCCGTGTTGTCTGGAACACACAGTATAACATCTTTCGTGATGCAGTGCGAAATGGTGTTTTTGGACCCCATTGAAAAAATAAAATTCAAAAACACCCCCAAAGACTATCTCATCACCCAGAATCAGCTCAATAGTTTTTTAGTTCCCAAAGGGCAGGACACGTTCAAGTGTAAACTCTCCTTTACCAATCTCGTGAAAGAGCTGTACTTTGTCATTCAGAGTGAGGGTGCCCGCGTGTTCGACTTTGACAACTATCGTCAGACCGACCTGGACGGGAGATTGGTCCAGTACGAACACTTGAAACACCTCACGCTCACCTTAGACGGAAGCGAAGTGCTCACGGAAAAGACTGGGAAGGTCGTGTTCCTCAAGGCGGTGCAGGCGGCCATCCACCACGCGAAGACCCAACTCATTCGAAGGTTCTACAGCTACAGCTTCGCCCTCGAACCGGAAAAGGCACAGCCCACGGGTCAGCTCAACTTCACGGTCATCAAGGACCAGAATCTGGGGCTCACCCTCAACAGGAACGCCCTCCAGGACAGGCAGGTGCGCGTGTACGCCAGGTCGTACAACGTGCTACGCGTGGCTGGGGGAAAGGCCAGGGTAATTTTTAACGTACAATACTAAACGATGATGAAAACGGGTTTCGGAGAATCTTCAGGGGCCTACGAGATGCGACAAGCCGAGGCCCTTGTGAACATCATAACCCCCGTCTTGGAAAAGAGTTTACTCCTCGCGTGCAAGTACTGCCACGCGTGTGGGAGGAACACAGTCCTTGCCCAAGACGTGGAATACGCCGCCAAGTACTGTGCCATGCACACCGTCGGAGAAGACATTGGGAGTGTCTTGGAACTCGAAGACAGTGGGAGCGAAGACGACGACGAACAGGTGGAGACCGTGGACGATTGCGAACACGAGTTCACCAGGTACGAGGGGGGAGACCCCCTTTTCCAGGCCATGAACGCCGCCTACGACGCGTGGAGCACGTGGGAGCCGACAATTCCCGTGGAAATAATGTTAAAAAATGCTATAGATGGTGGAGGAGGAGGTGGAGGGTTGGGATTCTAGCGACTCTTTCAAACCAATCTTAGATGACGACGACTCTTCCTCATCATCGGACGACGAAGAAGATGAAGACATCGTCCCCATCCCCAGGGGGATGGAAGGTGGTGTTGTAAAATATAAAAAAATCATACACGAAGAAGAACTCTTACCAGAATAATTTTTTTTCTACACACATATTAACAAACACACTCACACGATGGCTGCCATCATTGCGAACGAAGAAATGCCGCCGGCTGTCGCCCGACCGAAGCCGGTCGCCGCCCCGGCCCCGGCCACGGGCTCGGAAACCACGCGCATCACCGAACGAGTGACCGCGGGCCTCGAGATGGTTTCGAAGCAGCTCGAATCCCAGTCCCTCAACGCTCTCTCCAGCGGCTTCTTCTTTGCGGCCGCCCTCGCGTGGATGGACGTCTCCCGCTCCGTCATCGGTCAGTTCATCAAGGGCAACAAGAACGGTGTTTTGCCGATGACCTTGACGGCGTTGGCCACCACCTTGTTGAGCATCTTGGTGTTCCTCATCATCACCTCCATCAGCCCGAAGATCGAGCGACCGCCGATGCCGGTGTACGCGGTCGTCGGCCGATAGACAGCATCAATAGAATGCCAACTAAAACAATGAATCCAATGGGAACCCATTTATACAGGTCGACGACTTCACTCTCGCCCCGTATTTGTGGAACAACTACTTCCTCCTCAGCCGGGGGCACGAGCACCCTCGGGAGGTGCTCCAGTCGGTCCGTGGAACACGTCAGTTTAAACTTCAGGGAGTGCTCTCTGTTTCTAAAGTCGTAGGGCACCAGGCGTCCCTGGGACATGTAGAAGAAATCCACGCGGAGGGTGTCCATGACCTTCTGTGGTCCAGAGTGGAACTCGTGCACGATGGGGTCGTCGGCACTGGTGAAATCGATGTACTCCGCACCCACGCCCTGTGCGTGCATCTTCCCCGTGTAGAAGGGGGTGCCAGCGTACACGTCTTTCGTGAATTCGTGGGAACCCACGGAGAGACGCACGTACAGCGCCGTGGGCCCCGAGAGGTCCACGGAACCAGACGAGAGCTCGTAGTTCACGTTCGAGGACGCGTCCGTGGCGGTGAAACCCAGGACCTGGTGGGGTGTGGTGAGGTCCGTGACGTTGCTCTCGAACCCATTCGTTCCCGTACCGAACGCGAAAGTGAACTCACTCGTGCCCGCGGCGTTCGCAAAGTACAGGGAATCGGTGGTCTCTACGTAACTGACGGTGTCCACGTTCGACGTCGGTGGGGCCAGGACACTCTGTAATGTCTCGGCGAGCACGGTGGCGTTGGCGTAGTCTCTCACGGGGAGGGACACGTCCACGTCATCAACGGTGAAGGTTTTGTTCGTGTCATCGATGAGGTGTCGAGACAGCGGTACGCGCGCAGACACGAGTTCGATGCGTTCGAC